CAGACGCTTGTTCGGCAGACTCGCCTACAACAAGCCTCCAAGTTACCGTACCGCTTCCAGTTCCAAGAACTCCGTGAAGCATGTTAACAATTCCAGCTTTATCTACAGCACCAAGTCTCATTGCTCCAATTAAAACGTGACTCTGGATTGCAGTTCCATCGTCATTGATACCGCCAACTTTTCTTACATACCCATCACCGCCTGCCAAAATCACTTCACCTTTATGTTTGCAAACTGCTACAGGCGAATGATTATTTTGCAAACGAACTACCCACCAAGCCTCTGTTTGTAATTCGTAATTCCAATGGGTATCGTTTCCACCAGATGTTTTTAAATAAACATGAATTATTTTTCTGTCTTTCTCATATTCCATCATCACTTTTGTCGTTGAAGTATTTACATCTTTTAATTCGACTGGCAATGCGCTTTCCGAAACCATAGCAAGGCCAGAGCCATCTACTCCAACTTTGTAAACTCCACAATCAGACAAAAAGAAAATAGTTCCATCAGCTACGCACCATGCTTTCGAAGAAACAATCCCAATGTTGTCAGAAATTCTTTGCAACTGCCCGCCAGAAGGATCACCTCTGAGAACCCACAAGGTATTTCTTGATGCAATAATTAACGAACTGTCTTTGTTGGGGATCATTGCAGTTGGTTTAAATCCAACATCCGATGCTAACGCCAGTTGCCATAAAATTGCCCGACTTGCATCACTGACATTACCACCATAATCCCAATTGGAATAATCTCCCATCTTTGAGGAATAGATTGTATTGTCAGAACCAGCAAGTATTAACCTGTCTCTATAAACAGCACCAAATGTGCAGCCCGTAGGGACAGTTCCTTTGCTAGCGATGATGGAATCAACCTTTCCTGTTTTTGCATCCAGCTTAGTTACAGAACTTGAGGATATTGCTAAAACAGATTGCTGACCTGTAACCAAAAAACCGCTTGATGGAGTTGAAGCTGAACTTGACAATATTTGATTGCCTGAGACATCTGTTAAAATATCTGATCCAGAATCAGCACCTAAATAACCAACTGGAGTCGAAACAATTCCTCCGGTCACAGTTTTTATCGAGGAATCAACCAAAGCAAACAATACTTCAGTTGCTCCGGTTGAGCTTGATAAATTTAATGAAACAATGTCGCCTACCGACGATCCTAAGTCATTAGAAACAAATTTCGTTAAACCTACTCTGCTGCCGCCCCTCATTCGTCTTTCAATATTGTCTTCATTGCATACATTGACTGCCCAAGGACAAGGATAACTGCCTCGTCTTTGCTTGGGACGTTCCGGCATTCGCCGGTTTATCCCTTCAATTGGAAAATGAAGTTCAATAGTTCGCAATTGCTTGCCCTTACGATAATGCTACACTTCCAGTGTTTGTCAAAATTTCCCACCGGAAAATGCCAGCCGTTGCAGTTTCTACGCTTACCATGTGAAGCAAATCCCCAACGTCTGCAAACACAGCAGTTGTGTTGCCTGCTACGTTAAGACCATTGGTTGCCGTCACGGTGCAATCACCGCCATCGACTCGCATACGAACAGTAGCCATCAAGCCACCGCCAATTGGATCAGCAAGAGTTCTTGTTTCCGCTGCTGCTGTTTCCAGTTCAACAATCCCACCAAACCGATCAATGCCAATGATGCTTGCATCGCCACCATCTGCAAGTTGCAAAGGAGCCTTTGCCATGTCGTGTGCTGCTCTGTGTCCACTCATCTTCTTCTCCTATTTGCTTTTCAAGCTAACTAAAATAACTTCTGCTGCATTTGCTACAGCTTTAATACCAACAGCACCAACTAAGTCCTGCGGGATCGGGTATGCCCCGTTTGCTGCTACCGTTTGAACAGTTGCAACATAAGTCAAAGGCGTAACGCCTGAATTTACAGTGTGCTTTGCAGGCTCGTACTCACCGCCAAGTGTGTCGCAAGCCAGCCAAGTCAATGAAGTAATAGATGAGCCATTGGGAATGTAAACCATTCCGCAATCAAACTCGCCGTACCCTATTGCATCGCTGCTGCTGCCGTCTGCATCTGTGCCTACCGAATACGCTTCTGCTAAAGAAAAATTTGTCATTATTTCTAGTCGTAGTAAACGACCCCTTCGTATGAATGAATTGCATTGCTAAACCGGCGACCATCACGATACGAAAAACCGCCAAGCTCTGAATTGTCCGAATTGTAACCTAAGAAATCAGGCGAAAACGCATCTGCGTCATTGTCTATAGCTTGAGCAAGCAAGAGCTTAAATTCTTCTTGATGGATTTTTGAATCTTCAACAAACCTTTTTTCAGCAACAGCAAGACAAGATTCAAGCAACACTTCTGCCATAGCCGTACCGCCCAAGGGGAATTTGTTTACCGCGTCAATCATTTGTGCATTGACTTTATATCGACCGTAAAATGTCCAAGACTGATTGGGAGTAGGGAAGAAAGTTATTTGCCACCTTTGCCCTGTAGTAGCGGAAAATTCCTTTGGTTGAATTGATGCACATAATGGCCTGTCAGCATTGTTGTAATGCTGCTTTTCCAAACGAATCATCTCTGGAGAAACTAATTTAATTGGAGGCCAATTAGTGTTGTCGTTTGTTTTGTAATTCAAATTTCCATCAAACACCCCGTCAAACTCAGCAGGCAAATCGTAAGATGGTCTGGTCAAGCTGTATTTCGTGCCTGCTGCATTGGCAACGGACAAATCATCAAGAGTTAATTGAGTGTCTGAATCTCTTGTCTTTACGGTGTAAATTTGGCTGTTGACGTTTACCTCACCTTGTTCTGACCATGACGGAAAAACGCCGCCACTTAACGTCACTACCCCTGAAACAATTTCAATTGTGCCAGTTGTATATTGCGATGTGGTTACAATTGTTGCTTCTGGTCGCAACCAAGACCAATGATGAGTAACACCAGCTTTATGTTGTGCCGGATAAAGAACTTGCCTGTATCCCGACTTAATAATTGATCTAATTCGCGTTTCTTCTAAATCACTCCACGAATCTCGCCCCATTCCCAAATACTCGCCAACTTCCGCAGTCAATTGAGAATACTCAATTGTCATAGTTGTTGATGACGCAGGAGAAACCGGAGTGCCGTCATTTAAAATTGGCATGATTTACCTTTTGTGAAAAACGAGCCTGCCCCTTTGGAGATGGAGCTACATACGGGCAGGCTCTAAAAAAACGGTTACGAACCGCTAATCTGCTGCGTATCCGACTTGCGCACACGCAAGAGATCGGATGTCAAGGCTTACGTCATCTGCATGACCACCTTTGATTGCAATTGTTGGACAAAGACCTTGCCCGTCTGGGAAGACACCATCGGCAATGTCAGTTGAGACAATTGGATCGGACGACTTAACCAACGGAGTCGAGCGGTCGCCAACACCCCAATACAAATCCAACTTTTTCGTACTTGGCAAATACCGCATACCAAAAATGTACCAAGTGTTGACTGCAATAGTTGCAAAGTCAGCTTTGTGGACAGTGAACGCACTACCCGTGTCTTGGTAAATGACATCCACGCCGGTCGTGTCGGCGTGAGTTGACATCAATCCAACCATGTCGCGATCAGCAATGTCAGCACCATTGTCAGCAATCATATTGCCATCAAGAGTGCCAGCACCGGCTAATCCGATAAAGAACGCAACATCGTTTGCTGTTACCGAGTCAACTCGGAAGCAACATTCAAAGCATAGCTCTTTAGCATCTGCTGGCGCGTCTGAAATGATAAACGGCTCGCCGCCGCCGCCCCACTGCAATTCAGCAGCTTCGTTATCAACAGATGATGTCATTCGGAATCCAGTACCACCGGAATACTGAGCTTGAGTCAGTCCGGCTACGGTTCCCGTTGCATCGGTAAACGCCCGAACACCACTACCTGCAAGAACAGCCCCCGCACCGGCAGCAGCGTAAGGTGCAGCCCCTACGTCAAGTTTGCACCCAACGCCTTCACTGGCATCGCCACGAACAAATATTTCGCCTGCTGGAAAGTTTTTCCACAGGTCATAAGTCAACCCACGCTTGAGTTGATCTTCATGTTTATTTAAAAACTGCATCGCTTTTATCCTCAAAAAAAATTAAGTAACTCTGGACACCCCTCACCAAAAACGCCACCACTAGGCAACGTAGAAAACAAAACCGCTTTGTCGTCGGTCGTAACAAACAAAGTTGCCCCAGTTGTCCATGTGCCGTTCACGAACCGTATGCTGGTTTGCTGCTGGTTTTGGTGGGTGCTTAATCATGTTTCGACCAGACTTGAAGTAGTAATCAAACTTCTTCCAGTTGATGCCGTAAAACGGAGCTTGCGAATCGTAGGCTTCCGAACTTGTGTCTGTTAACGCAGGACACCAATCAACAGGGTTTCCTTTGATTAGCACGTTGCCAGCCCATTTCGCAACATCAGCCCCAAGGTTGTCGTTGCCTGATTGAAGCAATCGACGCATGGTAGCCAAAACAGAATGAACAGTTACAAACTCATAATCTGGCTGTCCACCGCCAATTTCAGCGTAGCTTTTGGGAGCTTTGAAATAAGTGAAATCGCAAGCATTGACAACCTTTTCAATCAGGTCATCTCGACTTACCTGCTTGTAGGTTCCACTGTAGTTTTTCCATCGGTCGTAAGTGTTGCTGTCAACACTTCCAGCACCGTTCGACCAGCCAGAAGGATTCCCACCAGTAAAGCCAAGCGTAGCATTTTTCTGAAGCCAGAAAGGAATGCCAGCCGGAGGCATGGGGTCAAGCGAACTAGAGGACGGAGCCGTCCACATTGCTGTTTCCATCAACTCAAAGAAATCATTGTAAAGCCCTTGCTCAAGCAATTGCATTTCACGAATGATTGTTTCAGGAGCCGACTGGAAGTTTTCTTCGTCAATGTCATAAATGTAATTGACAGTCTGCGTTGACCATTCCTGCTTTGCATTGGTCATTACGTAAACACGATTAGTATCGTCTACCGCAAACAAACCAGAGTGCTTTGCAGTCCCTTGATTTTTGGTTCGCAATTTCCATTCCAGCCGCGCACCACCACGTTCGGCTTTTTTCTTTGCTTCAAACACACGTCCAGCAAACTTGTATTCTTGCAAAGGAAGTGAAATGTCAACCCATTCATTTTTCTTGAATCGGTTAAGTGTTAACTCGACAAAATCGTCGATTTGATGATGATATAGTGCCATGTCTCGAAATCCTTATAGTTAGCCGTTTTCTCTCTGCATATCGGCAAACTTTCCAAGCAAGTAAGGGTCTTTTGTAATATCCCCGTCAAAATGAACTTCTGACGCGGCACGATTACTGCCAGTGATCCTTTTTGCTTGTCGCTTTGCCTTTGATGTAATGTTACGGCGGTTTTGTTTTTTTAATTCATCAGCAAACTCTAAATGTAAAGCTCGCTGCACAATTCCTTTGTTTACGTCTTTTCCTGCCGTTGGCTTTCCTCGGTCTTCAAGGCTGTTATACATTTCAGCGTATTCATTCCAGAGACGTTTTCTCTGAGAACTGCTTTCATCTGTTGGATTATCAGAATGTCCAAAAATTTCCGGCATATCCAAATCATCTACAATTGAGTCAAAATCTGACAACAAATTGTTTTGAGTTGTTCCGTCTAATCTTTGAACTAAATCTTCAATCAGCCTGTCCCTAGCATCCAAGGCATTTATCAAACGCTCATCAAATTCTTCAGGGTCTAGTTTTGGCAAATCTTTTAACTCTTGCCGTTGAGCCGCGTCTTGTTGGATTTGTTCGTCAACTTGCAACGCTGCTTCTAAATCGTCTCCTGCGTTTAATCGCCCTTCTTTAATTTTGCGATCTAATAACTCAACATGTTTTTGGAAATCTTGCGCTGAATTAAACCCTTCAATATCTTCTGAAGAGTAACCAGCACTTTGCATGATTTCTTGAATGTTTTCGTCATTAACCCAGTCTTCATCAGTGGATTTCTCTTCACCAATGGATTTTTCTTCGACACCCAAAGGCATCGGATCAACATCTACTTCTACTTCTAAAAGTT